TCAAGTTCTTGTGCCATATATCTAATCTCTTCTGCTGTTACTCTTTCACCTGCTCTTTGTACTGCTGTATTTAAAAGGAAAGCAAATGATAAGCGTGATTCAATTCTTTCAATCGTGCTTGATGCTAGTTGTAAGTCGTTAAGTTTTCCTTGGCTTTGTAGAACAGTCACATCATTAGCAGATCCCTGAACTATCGCACCATTTGCAGCATTACTTAGAGTGCGTGGTCGTGTAGTTCCATTGGGATTAACCATGAACAAGACCTTACTCATAGCAGCACTAGCTTCAAGCACACTCTGATAAAGAGATTCAAGTGCTGTTAGATCTCCATACCACTGCTCTATATATGAACGACCATATTCTTCTGCATCAATTCTTTCCCATCTCAATGCGATAAAAGGAGAACAATCAGCAGGACACATGCCAGATGTACCAGCTATCTGTTTACCTTTAACCTCTTGATACCAGTAGCATTTATCATTCTCATAATGTACGCATGTATGTATCTTAATTGATTTCTTAGTAGGCCCACCTTGTTCTTGTACTGTCTCATCATCAGGTAAGAATCCTTCTGGTAATGCTTCTGGATATACTTCCTCTTCGATAATGATTTCAGTTATAGATCCCATTGGATCTCGTACAACACAGTACCTATCAAGATGGATAACCCTTATGCCATTTGGGTTTACATAAAGAAGAACATTACCTGCAACTATCAACTGTTTAAATGCTTCGTGCATAGAAGCACGGGCACTCATAGTCTCAAGCATGGACATAACAGCTAGCTCTACCTTGACCAAGGCAGTATCTAACTCTGTCTTCATGGCTGGATCTACATTCTCACCATGAAGTAACAGACTATCTATCTCTAACTTAAAGAAGGGAGAGTTAGGAGGGAAAAGACTAAGTTCTAATTTGGTACTGAGATTACCTAAACCTCTAGCTCCGACTGATTGGTATGGAGTTTTTAATCTGCCATGATCTCCTTGATTAACCTCAGTCATTAGAGAAGGGATCGTTACCTTGGCACAATCTCTAGCTCTTTGAAGATAAGGATCTCTAGTTGTGCAAAGTTGTTGATACCTTGCAGCAGCACTTGTATCTTTCTCTTCAGAATATTTTTTTTCTACTGCATCAACGTCAGTAGTGAGTGTTAGTTCCATTTATGCAGGGATGTTAAGGCCACTACCTGCTGGCAAGTCTGTCCTAAATTGTTTTCTACCATAACCTTTCTTCCTAGATAAAGGATTAGCAATACCAGCAGCATTAGATCCAGTAATATCTAGTGCTGATGCTGCTGATTCTGCTACTGGACTAGGAGCTGGAGCTGGTTCCGCTTCAGCTATAGCTTTTTGTTCTTCATATCTCTTCTCTTGTTCTGCTTTCTGCTCTTCATATTGCCGCTTCTGTTCTTCCATCTGCTCACGTTGCAGATCTAACATCTCTGAATTATCAGGTGGCGTTGGTCTTTTCCTGCCGCACATTACTAAATACCTTGATTGTTTTGGTCAGTGTAGATGGACATGAGCATCCTAACTACACTCCTTGCACCTCCATAATGCCAGATCTCTCTATCTTTTGCTTCTAATTCAGGACATTTCTCAGGATATATTTCATCTAACTTCTTAATCAAAGCCTCCTCAATGGGAGGCCAAAGATCTTCTTCATTCATAAGTAGGCTCCCATAATTTAACATCACCTGTTACATGATTGTACTCTCCATCTCTCAAGATGCGTGTTAACTGTGCAGTCATAACAGCATCTGCATAGGTCTTACCCTTCTTCTTATATGTTTCTAACACCTTGTTCCACATGTCCTTTGGTGATTCCAAATCACCTAATATTTTCTCTGCTGTTTTAGGGCCAACGCCACTAAGACCTGCAATATTATCAGTCGCATCACCTTGTAATACTTGTAACATCCAGTTCTTATCTGCTTTCTTTCTTGTTATTAATTCGAGATCATCTTTAGCTAGTAAGGTACACGGTACACCTCGCATATCTTTATCAACAGAAACAATTATTGGATTATCATATTGTCCACCGGTAGCAAGTAACGACATAACATCATCACCTTCTAAGTTAGGGAAACTAATTGAGTGATAGTAGTTAGCTACTTGTTCTCTTACTCTCTTTAATCCTAGAGGTTTACGTTTACCTATCCTATTTGTTTTGTAATCTTGAGAGACTGAGTGTCTAAAGGTTGGGTACTCACTGAAGCACATGATTACTTGACCTGAATCTTCAGCTATACCTTGGTACTGTTCAACTTTGTATTGAATTAAATCATGTACTTCCTTCTCATCTAGGTGAAGGGAGTGATGCCACTCATCCCATCTATAGTCATGTTCGCAAGCGGAACAAGATGAGAAACATAAATGGTCAGCGTCAATTAATAAAGTCATGGTGGGTTAAAACATTGGGACAGATAGACGACCTGATTGGTCAGAGTAGAGAAGCTTATCGGCTTCACCTGTTGAACCACAGTGCCTGTTCTTAAGGACTGCTAGTTGTAGTGAGCTACGTTCAGCAGCATCACCTTGTTGATTCCTTGATGCACTAATCACTGCTGAACTAAGCTGAGCTAGTGAATGTGATCCTCTTAAATGGCTAAGCGAGACCTTGGTTCCCTCTTCATGGCCTCTACCTTCTGGTCTCTTCAAGTGGCTAACAAGAAAGAGAGTGATACCAGTAGCTTCAACGATCTGCCTAAGCTTAGTGACAGTGACATCAAGAGTCCTTCGCTCATCAAGGTCATTGAGCAAGGCACTAACGACAATGGAAATGTGGTCAACAAAGACAACATCTACATTCTCTACCTTCGCAAGGTATTGAATCTGTTGGCAAAGAGTATCAGGATCCATTGAACCAAAGTGATCGTATAGATGTAGTCGGTGTGTAGAACACAGACGATCAAAGGATTCTCTTAGCTCTTCCTCTTCAGCTAAGGATGAGTCAAGGTGAATAGGTTTAGATAGATCAACTGCAATGATGCCTTGCAATGTGCGTTGGATACTTTCTTCTAGTGCTATGTATCCAACTCTTAATCCTCTAGTTAAGAAGTGATGGCATAACTCACGACATAAACTACTCTTCCCTGTTCCTGATCCTGCTGTTATTAGATTCATCTCATGCTTTCGTATGCCTCGTAGCATGTGGTTAAGTTGAGGCCACGGATAAGTACAGATAGAATCAGCACCCTTCTTAGTTACCTCATCCCAGCAGTCAGCACTATCGACTATCCCTTCAGGTTTAACTGGGATAGCTTTCCATAATATGTCCTTAAGTTCATCTCCTTTACCTGCAACGAGCATATCGTTGGCATCTTTGTAATCTCGTAGTCGTGCAATAGCGACTGGTACGCCAGCCAAAACTTCCGTTGCCTTGATGGCAGCTTCATTACCTGCGGTATCGTTGTCGAAACAAAGTACTGTGCGAAGATGACCTGCGAGCCATAGCTCATTCATTACTAGATATTTGCTAGCACTCTGCGCTCCACTTGGCAATGAAACTACAGGAAACTTGTTGCCTTGTATCTGTGATGCAGCCATACAATCCAGCTCACCTTCAGTCACGACACAGAAGACTTGGCTTTGATTAGTCTGTCTCCATAGACGTTGACCAAACAGTTGGATCTTGGTCATATCTCCTAGCCAAATGAACTTCTTGTCTTTGAATCGGAGGTGTTGAGCTACATCTTTACCGGTGTGATCTTGATATGTTGCCACCTGAACGGGCTGGCCGTTGTATTCAGCTAGCCCATATCCATATAGTTCGCAGGTTTCTTTAGTGATTCCTCTTTTAGGTAAGGCTTTGTAAATGATGCGATCTTTAGGGATCAGTGGTTTAGTTGCCTTCTCTTTTTTGAAGGGATTAAGCATAGGTTTCTTAGGGATAAAGGGTTTGCTTTCTTTCTTGTTGGGTTGATACTGATAGCCACAACCAAAGCAGTGGGCATGGCCGTCATCAAACCACGCAAGATTGTCCTTGCTATCACACTCAGGACAAGGACTCTTTCTTAGGTACTTGCTTTTCTCTTTCATTGTTCTCCCAGTGTTGGATTAATAGACGCAACTCTTCTATTCTTTTGAGTGCATAATCCCTGCGTTCACTGTGATTCATACCAGTTATCAGGGATAGTGCCGTGGCTCCAGATGAATCCATTTCTTGTAGCCCATTGGCCATAAGTAATAGACTTCTTAGCTCGGCTGATTTTTTCTTTGGCGTTTTGAAAGCACAGTCTTATATCCAAGTGAGGATGTTGTGCTTTCACGCATAGCATTTTGCGTCTGTCATTTGGTGAGAAGAATCCCTTGGTCTCTACTATCACACCATTGGGCAATATAAAATCGGGTTTATATTTTCCCTCCCATGTGTAGTCAAGGACAAGGGACTCATAACTAAATGAGACACTACGCTTGTTAAGGCTGGCAGCTACACCAGCCTCAAACTTACTTCTATATTTAGAAGCTTGACGCATCCTCATTTGAGGGTGAGAACGGACTGGTTGAAGGTGACTCTTCCAATGAGTACGATCCTTCTTCTTTAGAGAAGGGATTGGGAGCTGAACCACCTTGCTTTTGGTACTCAACGAAAGATGTTATTTGTACTGAGTTAAGGTTAAGTGCAAGTCCAACACCTGAACCAGTGTGGTTATAAGGTGAAGCACTAAATGCAATACGACCAGTAGAAGTAGGATCTACATTGGCTAATGGTTTTGATTTCTCAGATGAAATTTCCCTAGCCTCAGTGTCATATAAACGTGGAGCTTCACGTTCAAATGTTGTTCCATCTTTTCTATTAACACCCTTCTGTTTTCTCTTGCACTTAATAAAGTAAACCTCCATTGGTTCACCTTGGAACTCACTCAACTCATCATTCTTTAATAGCTTGAGAGTCTTGGAGTCACAGTATCTATATCCGAAAGGCATAAACTCTTGAAGCTTGAACTTCTTATTAGGCTCAGCATCTTTAAGTTCTTTCTTGTAGTCATTAAAGAAACCTTCAAGACTAGCAATGAATTGTTCAGCCTCTTTATTGGTAGGCTTTCCATCTTTAAGAGGGATGATGCCAGTGATCTCCCAGCGTGGATCATTCTCCTCAATGGTTGATAGTTTATGTGGAGTTATAAAGGCATAACTCAAGTTGCATTTAGGAGTGATGAATTCTTTTAGATTCATGTGATGAAATAGGTTGATTGTTTAACTGATGATGGATCGAAGTCACCTGCTACTGGAGTAGGTGGTAACTCTTTTCCTTTTGTTGTGTCGATCTGATTGGTGAATTGATTAGTGATGTGACTAAGCCAAGGTTGCTTATACATCTCAGCAAATGTCCACCTAACTGAGTCTCTTAGCTGACTCATCTCACCTGCCGTGGTTACAAAGCAGTCATGGATACCTCCTATGTTTTTAACTCCACTGACCTCATGTGCATGGATAGTAGCGAAAGCCATGTGACTGGAATCCAATGAGTGAATGACGTTAGGACTAAGGGAATTGGACATCCTCTTAGTATCTAAGTCTTTAAGTTCTTCATTGGCTCGTATATCTAAGTGAACATCTGATAGATAGTTCAATTGAATACGAGTCTTCCTTACATCCTTGTAGTCCTGCTCAACTGGTAGTCCAGCAGGTGTCCACCATTGCAAGGCAGTGTTTTGTTGGCCAGCTTTACGACCAATGGATTTAAACCATTGCATAGCCTTGACCGCTGGCTGGATCAAGGCAGTCGCCTCTTCATGGAGGATCTTTGCCATGAAGTGAACCGTTGTCATGGCTCCCTTCTTAGTAGTCCATCCTCCATTTGTATATAATTCTTTCCCTCTTTTCTGTGCCCAGTCATAAGCAAAGTAGTAACTCGCTGTTCTTGTCGCTGAGTATGGAGTACACATCACTATATTCTTTGCAAGGCTACGGTCAGGTTGCAGTTCAAGCCAACGTCTAGCTCTATAGTCAGTGCTATCTCTTAGTCTTTCATTAACCTTACTCATTACCGTTGCATATATATCTTGAGGTTGAGCTGAGTCAGTGAGGTTGACCATCTTACCCATGTCATCACGCAAGAAAGCTGAGTAATGCTGTATCCCTGAGCAACTACAATCCAAATTGATAGCGTGATTAGAGATGTGTCCATATCCCTCACGTTTAAAGAGATAGTAAGCACGACAGAAGGATAAGAACTGCCAAGGTTTATCAGCCCTCATCCAAAACTCAGCGTTAATCCAAGGATCATTGCCAGCTCCAGTGATTAGCTGTTCTCTCTCTCTTACCCAATCAATACGAGTATCAAAGGTGGACTTCAATCCATATAGATTTGCACCATGTATCCTTAGCCAGTTGAGATCATCCTCATTCTTGATAGGTGTACCATTAGCAAAGGTAAGCAGACTCCTTGCTACATCATTACCTTGAGGGTTTAAGAATGGTGGTCTGTCATAGTAACGACCACGAAAATCTAGTTGCTTAACGAAATAGATTTCATCCTCATCTTTAAACTTATCTGCTACCCATATCAACTTACGTTGTGCTATCCGTGTGCTTCTAGTCCTATCGTTCTTCTCATGTAGGTACTTAGCTTGCAGTCTCCACCTGAATACATCAGGGTGATCCTCATCTAAGTGCTTAGGATATGGAGGTATAGCCCATCCATTAGCAGGTAACAAGCAACCAATCTCTAAGTTGTTGTCATACGCATGGTTGACTTGAGCTAATGCCCAATCATTTATCTTCCATGCTGTCTCTTGTTGTATGTTAGCTGCCTTATAGAATGGCTCACTTCCATTGGTATGCTTAGCAACTAGCTTGTTATTACTCTTTAAGAATTTAGATTGAACAGCTCTTGTTAGGTAGCCTCCATCAGTAGGGCTAGTCCAAGGTCTTGGCTTGACATACATAGGTAGGTAGTTAGGAGTCATCAACTCTTGCTTATTCTTTACGTCATTGATCCAGTCCATGCACTCCTTAGTTGCCTTGACTACCCTTCTTGCTGGCTTATATGCGTAGTCGATTTCAATTGTTATTAGTCCAGTCTCTCTAGCTATCAGTTCAACTAGGAATAAACCTGACGCTAGCTTCTCTCTTGCAGTCCAGTTATCTGTATGTTGCATCCTTCTAATGACTGCCATCTTGTGAGCCTTACGACTCCTACCTCTATTGAACTTGAACAACTCATCTTTAGTAGCACGATCAAGCATGGTTTCTATCCATACCTTGTCCATCACATCACGACATACAGCATGTAGTGTTGGTGATGCACTCAAAGAATCAAGGATAGTCCTGACTCCTATTGCTGCTAGTTGTTGAGGTGGTAGCTCAATCAGTGGAGTAAGCAAGGCAAATGTTTTACCTGCCTTACCTTGTTCAATCTTCTTACGAGTTGCTCGTATATGTGGGAT